GATTAGATGTAATATTTCCTGAAAAGAAGGTTTATACAAGTCCTATCTATTTAGGTGGTGCTGATGAGAATAAGCGTAGTTGGCTGAATCAATCTATCAGTTCAGGTTCAGGTGGTTCTACTGCTTTAAAAGTTGTTTACTATACTGCAATAGGTGGAGAAGCAAGTTTCATAATTAATTCTCTTTCTAATGCGATTGTTATTTCAGCATTTAGAAGTGGATTGAATAAGATTATAGTTAATAGTGCTACAAGTGATACAGGTAAGATTCAGATTAATGATAAGGTTGTTACTTTAGCAACAGGCGATGTAGCATATCCAGGAGAATTATTTACATTCTTATATAATTAATTATGAGTAAAGGATACAAAAAAGAGTATCTACAAAAAGTAAAAGAAAAGTTTAATGACTTACAAGCAGCTAACAACAACAATAACAAATCTACTGGAAAGTCACAAGATGATAAACACAGTAAAGTTTGCAAGTCCAACAAATTGGATAAATTGGGATGATCAACCGGTATTCCCTGCTGCTTTGTTTGCTATTAACAATGGACTTTTCAATTCAGGTAGAGAGCAAGTTTATACTGTTACTTTTTGGTTTTTAGATAAGTCAGGAGTTGAAGGGGAATTTGAAACGGAAGTAACTTCAGACCAACATTCTATCGCAGCTGATATTGTAAGTACATTAAGAAAACAAAGTAATGCCTGGACTATCGTAGATTCAATTAATTGGGATGCAGTTTCAGAGCAGTTTGAGGAATATCTTTCAGGAGTAACTTTATCATTAAATATAAATATAGTTTCAGATTATGATGCGTGTAATATGCCAGTTTAAGATTTTGACAATTATTGTCTTGTCATTTTTTGTCTTGTCATCTAAAGGACAAATCTATCAAGTTATGCCACAATTTGGCTATAAATTTAATAGAATTGCAGTTGATTCTACTTTGCACATTCCTTCTTATTGTGGAGTTCCTTCAATTACTGATTACATTAAAAATGGTATGATAGCTATTGATACTTGTAATAATGTGTTATTTCAATGGACAAGGTCAAATGGGTGGACACCTATTTCAACAGGTACTTATTTAGATACTACATCACTATCAAACAGAATTAATCAAAGGGTAAAATATACTGATACTTCAGCAATGCTGAATCCTTATTTAAAAAAGATTGATACTACTGCTATGTTGAGCAGGTATTTAAGAAAAGCAGATACAACTTCAATGCTTTTACCATATTTACGAAAAGCAGATACAGCAGCTATGCATTTAACGTATTTAAGAAAGTCAGATACAACAGTTATGCTTTTACCATATTTACGAAAAGCAGATACAGCAGCTATGCTTTTACCATATTTAAGAAAGTCAGATACAACAGTTATGCTTTTACCATATTTACGAAAAGCAGATACAGCAGCTATGCTTTTACCATATTTAAGAAAGTCAGATACAACCAATAAATTTGTAAATAACATAACTCGTATAGAAGGAAAAGATTCAATCATATTTTATAAAGGCTCAAATAGGTATGCAATAAAAGATAGTATAGGAGTTCCTCCCACAAGAACTATTTCCACAATTTCTCCATTAGCAGGTGGTGGAGATTTGTCTGCTAATAGAACTTTATCTATTATTCAAGCTTCAAATAATACAAATGGTTATTTAAGTTTAACTGATTGGAATACATTTAATAGCAAAGTACCTGATTATAGAACAATTACTATAAACGGTACAAGTTATGATTTATCAACAAATAGAACTTGGAATGTTGGTACGGTTACAAGTATTTCTCAAGGGTATGGTATTTTAAATTCTACAAATCCTATTACAACAACAGGAACAATAACAATAGATAGTGCTACATTAAGTAGTAAATATTTAAGAGTAGTTGACACTACTAATAAATTTGTAAATTCAGTTACTAAACTAAATGATTCTACTATTAGAGTTATTAAAGGAACATCAACTACTGATATAACTTTAACTCCTTCAGCAACAGTTACTGCTGCTACAAGATTAGTTACAACAGCTTATAATAATTCAGGAGCAACAATAGCAAAAGGGAGTGTAGTTTATATTAATGGTAGGCATTCAAGTAACTATCCAACAATAGCTTTATCAGAAGCAAATAATGAAGCAAATAGTTATAAAACATTTGCATTGGTTCAAAGTGATATTACAAATGGAAATACTGGTACTATTATTCAAGCAGGTAATATTAGCAATTTAAATTTACCTACTTCAACTTATAGTGATGGAGATATAGTTTATTTAAGTCCAACAGTTGCAGGTGGAATTACAAATATAAAACCATTAGCTCCTTATCATATTTGTAAGATAGGAAGTGTAACTCGTGCACATCCAACACAAGGAAGTATTGAAATAAAAATAGAAAATGGTTGGCAGTTAGATGAATTAAGTGATGTTAAGATTGCAACAGTTCCTTTAGATTCTACAATACTTCAATTTAGTAGAGTTGATTCACTTTGGCATGATGTTAATCCTACAACTGCAATGGGTAATAGATTTGTAAGAAACATATCAAGAGTAGCAGGTAAAGATTCAATTATATTCACTATAGGTTCAACAAGATATGCTATTAAAGATAGTGTAGGTGGTTCACCTGCAGGAAGTAATGGATATGTTCAATTTAATAATTCAGGTTCATTTGGTGCTGATTCATCTTTATTTTGGAATAATACTAATAAAAGATTAGGAGTTGGGACTAATAATCCACAAGTACCACTTGACATTGGTGGTGGAAGTGGACCAAGATTTTTGCTTTATGGTACAGGTGGAAGTCCTCAATACATAGCAGGGTTAGGAGTTAATTTAGGGCAAGCATCAAATTCAATGGGATTTTTTACAGGTGCTAATTCTCCATTCACTATTGAGCAAGCAAATACACTTGAAAATTTCCCATACGAAGATGGATATGCAACAAGATTTATTGTTGATGTCGGAGGTAATGTTGGTATAGGAAATACTGCTCCTAATGCTTTACTTGATGTTAGCGGAACTGCTAATATATATGAAACATTGACTACGCAAGGAGCAAGAGTAAAACATATAAATTCTTTTCAAGATGATGGTAATGCAGATTATTATGTTTCATCAAATGACCATATACTAATAATTAATTTTACAAATAATAATGTAAATATTCATTTACCAAATAGTCCTGAAAATGGTAGAGAAATAATTATAAAAGGATGGGGTGATGTAGGAGATTATTATACATCAATATATGCAGGAGAAGATAATTATATAGTTGTAGGAAATACTTATTATGGTAGTACTCAACCAGTAGATATATTACATGATACAGAACCAAATTCAGTAACTTTAATATATGATGGTACTATCGGATATGGTGTTTGGTTTATATTAAACGGGCAAGTTCAATAAAAATAAAATATAAAAACAATATACAAATGGCTAAAATACAACCAATAATATTTCCTATAAAGGGTACTGCAACAGAATTAGAATTAAGAGTTAATGGATTTTCAATGGAATCAAAGAGTGCTATATTCCATTATCGTTTAATTGATAATACAAAACCTGAATCAATGGGAATAAATAAATTAATTGATGAAGGAAATTTATCAATGACTAAAGAGGAATTTGCTTTATGGGGAGCAGATAATAATTACTGTATAGAATGGGCTGCTAAAAAACTTGGATTAACTTTAATTCCGTAGCAATGTTTAACACACTATCAAACTATCTATTAATGATTCTTATAGGTTTAATCGCCTATATTGGTAAGATTATCTATGAGAAAATTGAAAAGCTAATAGATGAAATCAGACAGATTATGATTTCAGACATGGCTAATAAAAAAGATATAGAAACTTTGAAAAGTGTTTCTTTGGATCATGAAGAAAGAATTTCTAAACTTGAAAAATAAATAATATGAAAAGTTATAAAACTACTATTATCGGAATTGGATTAGCAGTTATGGTTGCAATTCAGCCAATTGTTGAAGGTATTGGTTATCATTTTGATTCCAACACTATTGGTAAATTAGTATTTGCTTCTTTATTAGCAGCATTTGGATATTTGACTAAAGACCATGATGTAACAGGTAAACCTTAAAGTATGGCAAAATCAGTCGGAAATCAAATTAAAATTTCATTCGGTAAGCGTAAAAAAGGATATGCTAAAAAGTCCTACAATAAGCATAATCCAAGACCTAAACAATATAAAGGACAAGGTAAATAATGTATGAGATTATTATTATTATCGGTATTATTAGTGCTATCTTCTTGCTATACACAGCAGAAAGCGACCAATCAGATTAACAAAGCTAAAGAGAAATTCCCTTCAGTTGTTTCAAAGAAAGCAGCAGAGTGGTTTCCATGTAAAACAATCAAGATAAAATCTGATTCAATTAAATATAAGACAGTTGTAAGGACTTTAAAAAGTATTGATACAACTTACTTAATGGATACTTTATTTAGATTAGATACTATTCTTATTGAGAAAAATTGCACTAAAGTTCTTTATAAATATAGAGAAATCTTAAAAGAAGTTCCGGCAATTCATGATACTGTTATCCAGTTAGATTCATCCAGGTTATTTACTTTAACTTACGAAAGAGATGCAGCTTTACTTGATAAATCTAAAATGGAAGTTAAGTATAAAGTGTTTTTAAAGATATCTTTTTGGTTATTTTTAATATTAATATTAGCTTTATTATATGCAAGCAGGAAAAGATTGTATTGATTTAATTAAAAAGTTTGAAGGATTAAGATTAGAAAGTTATAAATGTCCGGCAGGACTTTGGACTATTGGCTACGGTAACACCCAATGGGAAAATGGAATAAGAGTTATAGAAAATCAAGTTATAGATATTCAACGAGCAGAAAAATTACTTATTTATTGGGTTAGTAAATATGCTGATAGGATAAAAGTTAAGTGCAATCAGAATCAGTTTGATGCTTTAGTTTCATTTGCTTACAATGTAGGTATAGGAAACTTTGATTCCAGTACACTTAAAAAGAAAGTTATTGCTAATCCTAATGATTCAACAATAAGAGATGAATTTATGAAGTGGGTATCATCAAGAGGAAAGCAATTACCTGGACTTGTGAAAAGGAGAGAAGCAGAAGCAAATCTATACTTTAAAATATGACTTTAAAACAAGTTAGAACTAACCGAAAACGATTATTTTTTGATATTGAAACTTCGCCTAATATTGGCTTATTTTGGGAAGCAGGATATAAAAAGAATATTGATTATTCTAACATTATAAAGGAAAGAGCAATCATCTGCATTTGTTATAAATGGGAAGATTCAAAAGAAGTAGGATTTTTGACATGGGATTCAAAGCAATGCGATAAAAAAATGCTTCAAAAGTTTATTGGTGTTGCTAATACTGCTGATGAATTAGTAGGTCATAATGGAGATAAATTTGACCTTGCCTGGATTCGTACAAGGTGCTTATTTCATCGGATTGATATGTTTCCTACTTACACTACCATTGATACTTTAAAAGTCAGTAGAAGTAAGTTTAGATTCAATTCAAATAAGTTAGATTATATAGCCAAGTACTTGGGGATGGGGGAGAAGATTAAGACCGAATTTGGACTATGGAAAGATATTGTTTTGAATAAGGATAAAGATGCAATGACTAAGATGGTTAAATACTGTCAACAGGATGTTAAGTTGTTAGAGAATGTTTACAAAGAATTATCATTACATATTTCTCCAAAAACACATTATGGTGTTATCTTTGGTGGAGATAGATCAAATTGTCCGGAATGTGGTTCAGAAGATTTAGTAAGAGCAGGATTAAGATATTCTGCAACTGGAGTTAAGAAAGTTCAAGTTAAATGTAAAACTTGCAATAAAATGCACACTAAAACTGACAAATGAGAAAGATAATAGAATCAATACTTTCAGTATATCCATTAAGCGAAAGAATTGCCATACTTGAAAGCTTATGCAAACAATATCGTAGAACAAATTCTATAAGAATAAATGCAAAGCAAATGGGCAGAAAAGTAGATGATGAAAGGCCTGATCTTGAAATACTTAAAAATCTTAACTAATGGATAAAGAATTAGAAGAACCTACACCAGAAAAAGTTGAAAAGGAAGAAATTCCTGAGATAGATGTAGAATATACAACCAGGGCAGATTATATCTCTTGTGCTTACTATGCTATTAGTGCAGTTGAAGGATTAGATACAGGGATCATGACTAAAGAAGATGCTAAAAGAATTAAAAGAATAATGAGAAAATCACTTCGTATAATTGATGACTGCATAAATGAAATGCACGATGAATTATTTGAAGATGATGAAGATAGTTAGTTTTTCATGGGTTTTGATTTTGATTAATAACGGACTGATATTTCTATATCGGTCCTTTTTTTATCCTATCTTAAATATATTTCTTTTAATAATAACTCAATGTTTATAGTACTTTCAGCGATTATAAAAATTTATTTTAAAAAAAGTTTCTAAAATATGTATTTTGTATTCCTAAATTATATATCTTTGATTTATCAAACAAAAACAAATAACCTAAAAACTAAAACAATGAAAAATCAAAATCAAAATTCACAATTTATTATCCATTTTGGATTTAGTAGAATTTTAGACAAAGTAACATTTACTAGTTTATCAAAAGTATTTGAAGCAATTAGTGAAAATCTTTTTATGTTTGAAAATGATTCTTTTTATTTTGAAGAACATTCAATTACAATTGAAATATTAACAGAAGATGAAAATTTTAATCATTCGTATAAAAAATTATTAAAAATACCAGTTTCAAATTTTAATTTAATCAAGAAAATGAATTTGCATATATAAATCACAAATGGGAGCAGCATCATAACAACTGCAATTTTTTAACCTTAAAATTAACCAAAATGAAAAAAGACAAAACACCTTACGAACAGGAATCTTGGAGCAACACTACTTCAGCAATCGGATTCATCATCATCATCATTATTGCTTTACTCGGAAATTATTTCTTCAATCTTTAAAAATCAAAATCATTAAAATTATGTACAAAGTAAAAATCACTTTCGTAAAACAAGAAACTACTCACACATTTGAATATAAAGATTTTTCAGATGCACTTAATGATTATTATTATAATTGCAAACATATGGGAGATCATGCAGGATATGTATCCGGAGAATGGATAGTAAGTTTAATTAATACTGATAATGATATTATTAAACAATTAAAACTATCTTCTATATTATGATATACTTATTATTCATTCCAGCAACAATTGCTACAATATTATTATATGGCTTCCTACATACATCAATTGAAAAAGAAGAAACACACGAAATTGATTCAACTGTTGCTAAGCGAATCAAAGACAAATACGGAATTTAATAAATTAAACAACCATTTAAAATTAACAAAATGCAAAAATCAGAATCAATCAAAAACCTGGCACAAGCACTTATCATCTTTCATGTTAAAGTTGATACAATAAAGAAGGATGCAAAGAATCCTTTTTTTAAATCTACTTACGCATCATTAACTAATATACTTGATGCTATCAATGAACCTTTAATAGAATCAGATTTGACTATTAGTCAATTCCCTAATGGAGATAATGGCCTAACAACTATCTTGATTCATGGTAAATCAGGAGAATGGATGTCATCAACTTACGAGATGAAACCAGTTAAAGATGATCCACAAGGTAGAGGTTCATGTATAACTTATCAACGCAGATATGCTTTAGCATCAGTTCTTGCTCTTAATATAGATGAAGATGATGACGGAAACAAAGCAAGTCAACCTTCTTCTGAAAAATCAACTACTGATAAACCATGGTTAAATAAGAACTCAGAGCAGTTTAATAAAGTAAAAACATTCATGGATAAAGGAGGAGATATTAATACAGTTAAACTTAAATATCGTTTATCTAAAGAAATTGAATCATTATTAACCACTAAATAATTAACCATGTTACCTACATTATCATCCGGATTAACTAAAACACAAGTAAAAGTTATTGCTCAAAAATCAATACAGGAACTTCTAAATAATGGAAATGTCTTGGAAGCTGCTGAAATGATTTCAGTAATGGAAACATTCATCAAAGAACTTAGATCATCAAAAGAGTTTACTGAATATGTTAGAGATGAAGTTTCTAAGTATGGAAACAATATGACTAATCCATCAGGAGCAAAGATAGAACTTGCTGAAACTGGAACTAAATATGATTACTCTAATTGCAATTGTGATGTATTAAAGATGTATGAAGAACAGTTATCATCTCTTGAAAATGCCATTGATATGCGTAAACAGTTCCTTAAATCACTTCCTCCAGGTGGGATTGAAATAGTTAATGAGGATGAAGTTTTGAAAATATATCCTCCAAATAAATCAAGTACATCATCTTATAAAATCACATTATGCAAATAAATAGATATATTGCTTTGATTCATGTAAAAGAAAATGAATTCATGACTAAACCATATTTACTTAATTATTTAAATATTGGTAAAAGCAGTCAAATGAGATTAAAAGATTTATCTCTTACTTCTCAATGCCTTAATAATTGTATAGTTTATTTTGAAGATGAAATTAAAGTATTAAAAAAGTTACATCCGGAAGCAGAAATTATTAATTATATTGGCAGATTAAATGTTCTAAAAAGATATTTATATGATATGGATGTATTTAACTAAAGAAATTAAAGGAGCATATAGTAAAATCAATTATGGAGAAATTGGCGATAAAGTGGCTATTTTGAAGAATGAAAGTCCATTATGCCTGGTAGTCCATGAATGTGGTCATCTATTCTATTGCAACTACGATTTATTATCTAATCAAAAAATTCAAAAAATTACTAAACAAAATGGAGAAAAAAAGAAAAAGAGAGTTTAAACCGAAACCTTGGCTAAAGAAACCTGATGAAGATAAAGTTGTTATGGTTTATGGATATGTGAAATCAAAGCATAAAAAAATAGCACAGGATCAATTAAAACAAATGATTAATCAATTTAAAAATAAATAGTATGTATTGCATACCATGTATAACCAATTTAGAAATAACAGAACCTAAAAAATTAACTTCTAATCAGATTATCTTTAAAGTATGTGAAATTTATGGAGTTAGTCCATCACTTGCATTGGGTAAATTAAGATGGAAGAAACTCGTAGAATGTAGGCAGATAATTGCTCATATTTTGCGAAATGATAAGTATTTAACTATGAGTTTAAAATCAATAGGATTTATGTTAGGAAGAAGACATTATTCATCTATCATCCATTCGGTGCAAACTATTGAGAATTTCATTGAATTAGAGCCGGACTTCAGAACAAAAGTTATTAACATATACAAAGAAGTTTACGGAAGTGCTAAAAACTTTCATCAATAAGTTTTATATTTGATTATGATTTGTAAATGAAGTACGAACCATTTACAGATTTATTTTAGAGCAATCTAAACTATGGCTTCCAGTTCGTACCTGGAGGCCTATTTTATTTTTATGAAGAAAGAAACATTCTATTTTAGTCATGATTATAATGCAAGAAATGATACTAAAATATTGTATATGCGCAATGAATTAGGTATGGAAGGTTACGGTATTTATTGGTATTTAATAGAAGCACTTGCAGATGCAGGAGGAATTTTACCTTTAAAAATACTTCCAGTTTTAGCCAAACAAATGGATGCTACTTTAGTAAAAGTTGAAGGTGTAGTTAATAATTATGAATTGTTTGAAGTTGCTGAAAATGAATTTGTTAGTCAAAGATTGTTAAGACATTTAGGATTTAGAAATGAATGTAGCGAAAATGGTAAAAAGGGTGCTTTAAAAAGATGGGAAAATAGGGTGGCTAATGGGGTGGCTATTAGCCCCCCTAATGCAAAGGAAAGGAAAGGAAAGGAAATAAAAGAAAAGGAAATAAAAGTTATTAATAAAGGTAAAAAATTCAAAAAAGAAGATTTTATTGAAGTTCCTGAATATTTAATATTTTCTTCCATTCAACGCTATAAACTTTCAAACGATAAAACTATAACTGAAAAACAAGTAAAAGATATGTGGGAAGTTTTCTGCTCACAAAACTTGACTGGAGATAAATTTTATAATAATGAGAATGAAGTTTATAAACATTTTGTAAATTGGATTAATAAACAAAAATTTGAAAAAAATGCAAAACCAACTGCAGAAGATAAATTCAACGCATACAAGGAATATGCTAACCGATACAGTTAATCAGATAAAATCTGCTTTATCCGGATTGAAGATTGAAGATGCTTCAGATAAGGAACTTTCAGAGAAGTTTGTTTTGATATACTGGATGATAGGGTTAAGACCTCAACATTTTCCAACTGCTGAACAGGATCAATTCTTATTTAATTACATTCGTGTAAACTTCGCCAAAAGAACTACTTCAGAGTTAGTTTTGGCATTTGATAAAGCAATAAATGGAGTTTTAGATATTGAAGAAGTTAAATGTTATGACCAGTTCACACTTGAATACTTCTGCAGAATATTTAATGCTTATCGTAAATGGTCTTATCATATAGCAAAAGAAACAACTAAACCACAAGAATATAAAAGTTTACCAATGGCAGAAACATCCGAACAAGAAATGAGAGAAGATATTAATGATTATCTTCAAAGAGATTTAAACATTAATTTTATTCCACCTTATCTTTATGATTACCTGGAAAGATTAAATATTCATAAATTATCAAAAGATGAGAAAATTGCAGTTTTTGATAAAGCAAAGGAATATAGAAAGAATCAGTTAAAGGAAGATGCAGGATCATACCATAAGGAAGATATTGCTAACTACAACTACTTTTGTCATAAGTTAGAAAATGGATTTGAGAAAGATAGCCAGGAATTATTTAATCTTAAAAATTTAGCCAAGAAAATGGCTTTCATAGATTATGCGAAAAACTATAACGCTACCAAAACTAAAATCTAAAGCACAAACTGTCTTTAATGCTTTTATACGAAATAGAGATAAGGACTTAGGTTGCATAAGTTGTGGAGCAAAGATAGACCATGCAGGGCATTACTTTAGTTCCGGTCATTATTCTGCTTTGACTTTTGATGAAACCAATGTACATGGACAATGTCTAAAATGTAATAATTTCCTACATGGAAATCTGATAATGTACAGGATAGGACTTGTAGAACGCTATGGAGATAAGTATGTAGTTAATCTTGAAAAGAAGTCCAGGAATAAAATTTACAAGTATAGCAGAGAAGAATTACAAACCATTATTGAAAAATATAAAACCAATTAACGATGAATGTTTTAAGTTTATTTGATGGAATGTCTTGTGGACAACAAGCTCTTGAAAGAGCAGGAATTAAAGTAGATAACTATTTTGCTTCTGAAATTGATAAGTATGCCATTCAAGTAACTATGGCTAATTATCCAAACACTAAACAACTTGGATCAGTTGTAAATGTAGATGGGTACAGTTTACTTAAAATAGATTTATTAATATGTGGAAGTCCCTGTCAGTCATTTTCATTTGCCGGAAAGAGGAAAGGTATGAGTACAAAGGATGAGCAAGA